CAGGGTGTCCGGCTCGCCGGCCCGAACGCTCGCCTCCCAGATGTAGCGGCCTTCGCCGTCCTGGAGCGTGCGGAGCTGCTTGATGCCTTCGCGGTGGAAGATCGAACACAGGTTCCCCTGGCGGTATTGCGGCTTGAGGCTGTAGTAGGCCTCGAACAGCCCGTCGAACCGCATCTCGGTGTCCGTGTTGCCGGTCGAGACGTCGCGGCCCGTGCTGATGCCGTCGTCGGACGCGGTGAACACGCCGAGAGGCTGCATGGCGCCGGACCCGTTGAGGAAGGCATTCTCATGCACGATGCCCGTCTTGTAGGCCAGGCGGTCGCGCACGATCGACTCGGGGCCCAGCGTCGAGCGCCGGAGCAGCGTGCGGGACACCTTGATGAACTGCCCCAGAGGATGCGGCTGCAGCGCCCGCTTGCCGAAGGTCATCGTCGAGTCTTCGGTGCCGATGGAAAGCTCGGAAATCCATGTCGGGTCGGCCGGGTCGTTGTCGAGCGACGGCGTGCCGATCGAGTCGGCGGTGGCCAGGGGCGGAAGCACCCGGCAGATCTGTCGCATGAACGTCGCGTTGTCGACGCTCTGGATCAGTTCCGCGTTGAACTGCTCAGTGGCGGACAGGTAGCCGCCGGCCACGTCGCTGTCTTTCTGCAGCGCGCGCACCTCGTCGCCCGTGAGCCGCGAGGGGCCATCGAGCAGGAGCCGGCGGAACGCCGCTTCCCGGACGGGGTCGGCCGTGACCTCGATGGATCGGCTGTCGCCCGTCACTGACTTCCGCAGCTCGATGCTGCGCTTCTCGGGCTTCTTGGCGTCCTTCGGAGGATCGGCCCTGTCGGCGCGGTCCATGGTCGTCTGGCGCGTGCTCGTGTCGGACTCGGCGGCTTCCAGCCGCTTCTGGCTGTCGACCCTGTCCTTGAGCGCGTCGCCTTCGTCCATGAGCGTGGTGAACTGCGCCCGCTCTTCGGCGGTCGGCTTGCGGTCTTCCTTCTCCGCGACGGTGTAGATGGCCCTGGCCTGCGCGGTCAGTTTGGCCCGCTCTTCCAGCATTTCCTTGATCGTCATTGGGTTTCCCCTCTGTCCCATGAGTCGGTAACGTGTCAGTGCAGCATTCCGGCGGGTGACAACGGCCACCGTTCGTCCTGCGTCCCGCGCCCGGCACTGGTCGGGCAATGGCCCCCGGGGGCGCCCCCTGCGCGGCTGCTTCTACAGTCAGTCCTGATCGGCCAGTCGCAGGCGCATCCCCATCCGCGCCCGGCTGCCGGTGTGCTCGTCTTCCTTGTGCGCCGTCCGCCATTCATCCAGCGACCGCACCGCCACCGACGTGTCGGGATAGGCGGGATAGGTCACGACGGACACGTCCACCAGGTCCACTTCCTCGAGGGTGCGGACCTCACCGCCATCTTCCATCGCCCACGAGTCGGTGATGGTCCGGAATGCGAAGCTCTGCCCCGTCAGATCGCCGCGCCGCATGGACGTGACCGTGTCCCGGCCCACCTGCGTATCGGGCGGCGTGATCGTGTCGAGCAGCCCGATCTCGTCCTCGGACAGTTTCAGCGTGCCCGACTTGTTGCGGGCGAGGAGCAGGTTCGGGTCGTGGTTGACCAGGGCGCGCACGTCGGCGGTCTTGATCGTGTTGGCGAACGCACCGGGCGCGATCTTCTCGCGGAACCCGCCGAGGTCTTCGCTCAGCACGTTGAATACCGCGGCGTAGCCCTCGATGACGGGAGCGGCGTCGTCGCCTTCCGGCTCGACCAGCCTCAGTTCGCCCAGTGGCGCGAAGCGCCGTTCAATGTCATGGTGTGCCATCTTTTCCCCCTGTCAGCATTCGGTCCGTCATCTGGTCCGCCGTGTTGGCCTGCCACGTGGCCAGCAGCGTCTCGACCCGGTCGGCCATGCCCGCGTAGTCGCCGGCGAGCGCCAGCCGCAGTTCCTCGCAGCGTTCGCCCACGTAGTCGAGCGCGGCATCCCGGGCGCCGTCCGCTGCCCCAAGGGCGGCCGCCATCACCGGGGCCAGCACGGATTCCGCGTGGTCGACGTGTTTCGCGTAGAAGTCCTCGAGGAAGCCGGCGAAGCCGTCCGGGTGTTTCAGCCCCTTGCGCAACGCGCGGACCTCCTTGGTCGCCAGCCGGTCCCAGGTCTCGTGCCACAGCGCGCGGAAGCGGTTGTCGTCTTCCGGCGGCTCGGCACCGTCCGGTGCGGGCTCGGGCTCGGCTTCGGGTTCAGGTTCCGGGGCGGCGCCTGCCGTGCCCATGTTGAGCGGCTGCATGAACTCGTCCAGCCCGTCCTCGGGGTTCATGTTCTCTTTCGCGCGGACCTCGTTGCGGTTCATCCAGCCGCCCTGTGCGACCGCGATGGCGTATGCCTCGAACCGCGTCTTGGTGTCGCCGCGCATCAGCGCGTCCACCAGGAACTCGGCGAACAGCTCCGGGCCGGACCCCGGCACGACCTTGTACGTCAGTTCCAGTTCCCACCGGCGCAGCCACTTGCCGAGCGTCCAGGTCACGAACGCCATGCCCTGGTGCTCGATGTTCGAGAACGTCGCGCGGTCAAGCTCGGCCAGCATGTGCGGCGGGATCGAGAACCAGCGCGCCACGTCGGTGACGCCGAACTTCCGCGTCTCGAGGAACTGCGCCTCTTCCGGCGGGATGCCCATCTGCTGCCACGTGATGCCCTCCTCGAGGATCATCATCCGGTGCGCGTTGTCCAGGCCCTGGTGCTCCGACTCGATGTCTTTCTTGAGATGCTCCCGCGCCGTGTCGCTCAGCTCGTTCGGGTGGCTCAGGAACCCGCTCGGGCGCGTGCTGTTGCCGAAGAACGCCGCCCCGAACCGTTCCGCCGCCATGCCCACGGCCAGGTTCTCGGCTGCATACCGGATCACCGAATAGCCCTTGAGCCCGTCGAACCCGAGGCCCTTGACGTGAACCACGCTTTCTGAGGGCAGCCGCGTCACCCTGCCGGCGGCGTCCGACACCTTGTAGACCAGCGCGCCGTCCTCGACGCTCGGCTCGACGCGGTCAGGTCGCAGCGGCCACAGGTTCTTCGCGCCGGCGTTGCCCCATTCGATCTCCGCGTAGCCGTTGCCCCACGTCAGGACGTGGCCCTGGAGCGTCTCACGGAACGTCAGCGCGTCCATATACGGGTTCGGCCGCGTGTTGAGCAGCGTATAGACGGGCAGCCCGGATGCCTTTTCCTTGCCCTCGCGGCCCTCGGCGTCGGTCGTGCGGCGGTAGACGGGTAGCGGCAGCATGCCCACCGCGCCCGAAATGATGCTGACCGCGGCCCACACGGGCGAGTAGCTGAGCGCGGAATCCTCGTTGACCTCGATGCCGGTCGCCGTGGAGCCGCCGCCCCCGAAGAGTTGGTCCACCCAGTACTGCGGCGACTGCGGGTTGCCGCCTGTCAGCCGCGTGTATCGCTGCTGGTCGCCGGCCACCAAGAAGCTGAATACGCTCATGCGCCGTTCCCCATTTGTTGCAAGGCGATCCACAGCAGCAGCCCGGGCACGAAGTATCCGGCCGGGGGATAGTGGAGCCAAAAGCCGTAGCCGGTAGCCGCAAGGCTCACGACTGCGCACCCCCCCACAATCAGCTTCACCCATCGCCCCGGCCGGGGTATCTTTGTCGGTTTGTCAGGCACTCGTTATCCCTCTGCGACTATCGTGCAGGTCTGCACGTCGACGACGTGCCACCACCACGGGTCGGGCTCACGAGGAATGCCCCGCTGCACTATCCACTCGGGCGGCTTTTCCTTTTCACGTGCCGATGCCAGCGCGAACGCCACGGCCGCCTCCAGCGTGGCGTGCGCGGAATCAAAGGCCGCCCATCCGTCTGCGAGGGGCACGCTGTCCGGGTAGCCGATCTCTCCCATGAACAGCAGGAAGCGGCCAGACTGGGGTATCTTTGTCGGTTCAACCAATGACCACCAGCCCCCTGCGATCGTAGACGCTGCCTTGTTTGCAGTCCGTTACCATCGACCTGCCGAGCGCCATGATGAGCGCCACGATGCCGTCGATCTTGCCGGTCGACTTCTCTTTCGTCGGCTTCAGGTTGCCCGCCGGGTCGGTCAGCACGGACACGTTCGCGGCGTTCCAGCGCAGGACGGCGTGGCCTGAATGCCTGAGCGTGTGCCCCACGATCATGGTCTCCAGACGCTTGGAAGGTTCGTTCATCGACACAAACCCCTGCCGGAACTCGATCATCGTGTGCCCCTTCGCCTGCAGGTCGAGCGCCGTCTGTGTGGCGTTCCACGGGTCGTAGGCTGTCTCTAGAATCTTGAACCGTCCCGCGAGTGTCTCGAACTGCTGGATGACGAACCCGTAATCGACCACGTTGCCGGGCGTCAGCGTGATGAGACCCTGTCGCGCCCAGGTCTCATACGGCACGCGATCGCGCCGCTCGCGCTCGTGGGCGCTGTCTTCGGGCACCCAGAAGAACGGCAGCACGGCGCATTCGTCCGGGAAGTAGAGCGCCAGGGCCGTCAGGTCGGTGGTCGTCGACAGGTCGAGCCCCGCGTAACACTTCTTCCCAACCAGGGAAGATTCGTCCAGGTCGCACGCGCAGGCGTCCCACGCCTCCATCGGCAGCCACCGCATGGCCTGCTCGGTCTTGATGTTCAGGTGCAACCGTTTGAACGTGTTCTCGAACGCCGGCACTTCCTGAGCCCTACGGCACTCGCGGCGCAGGTATTCCTCGTCGAGCGACACCCCGAGGTTCGGGTTGCACATCGCCCACACCGCCGGGTCCGTCCAATCGTCGTCCACACTCGCGGCCCAGATGGCCGGCAGGAACGACGGGTCTTCGAAGATGCCGTCTCGAACCTTCTCAGCGTAGTCCAGCTTCTCGTTGCAGATGCTCGGCCGGTCGTAGTCCGACGTCGTGATATGCAGCACCAGCGGCTGCCGGCGGCTGCCCGTGGCCGTCATCAGCACGTCCACCAGCTCGCGGTTCGGCTGCGCGTGCAGTTCGTCGATGACGGCCGCGTGGACGTTGTAGCCGTGCTTGGTGTTTGCCTCGGCCGAGATGGCCCGATAGAACGAGTTCTGCGCCTCCCACAGCACCGTCTTCGAAGTCGCCATGATCTTGGCGATGCGGTCGAGCACGGGCTCGTGGAGCACCATTTCCTTCGCCTGCCCGTAGACGAGCGACGCTTGGTCGCGGTCGGCCGCGGCGCAGTAGATCTCCGCGCCCGGTTCGCCGTCGCAGAACAGCATATAGTTCACCAGACCGGCGGCGAACGTCGTCTTGCCGTTCTTGCGCGGCACGAAGACGAACACCTCGCGGTATCGGCGCGTGCCGTCCGGACGCTTCCACCCGAACACGCACCCGACGATGGCCTGTTCCCAGCCCTCGAGCCGCAACGGCTGGCCGGCCAGTTCGCCCTTCGTATGGGTGAGACACTCTTCGAAGAACTTGCAGACGCGGTCGGCGGCCTCAGCGTCGAACGTGCAGGCGCCGGCCGTCTTGATCGGGTCGTATCCGGGGATGGTGCGGAACAGTTTCCGCCACTTGGCCGGGACGCCGGACGATGCGCGACGGGGTGTCGCCTTCCGGCTACGGCGCTTGGTGGCGGTTGTCACGCTTGGTCAAGTCCCCTTGTCTACGATGCCCGGCTGATAAAGCGTTCTTTCCCAGTCCCGTCGTCACGCTCAGACGACCCCGGTGCGGTCACCCGCACCCGCGACGACGGTGAGAATCCGAACTCTTGCGCGAACCGACGCACGTCGTCCCTCGCCTTGTTGCGAATCGCCACGAACGGATGCTGCATGACGTAGCCCTTTTCCGTCGTGAACGTCTTGCCCTCGCGTCGCAACACGCCTTCGGCAGAGACGAACTCCGACCACGCCTCGCAGTAGGCCGACAGCATCGAACGGTCAACCTCAGCCACCAGCCCCGCCGATTCCAGGTGCGGCACGACGCGCTTCCACTCAGCCCGCGCCTCGCGCGTCAGCCAAGTCGGCGGGTTCGGCAAGACGGGCGCGTATTCCGGCTCGTCATCGCGCACCTTGGCCCGCCACGACCCGCGCATGCGCAGGATATTCGTCGATGTTGGTGCAGGTCCAGACTTCATCTATACCCCCACCCCCCCTAACCCGTGAAAAAACGTGCGTGGG